CCAATAATTGTTGTGAAGTCTAATACTCCAGAACCATTAGTGGTAAGAGCTTGTCCTGCGGTTCCATCACCACCAGCTGCTGCAATAAGAGCAGCTGCAGTTACGTCTCCAAGGTTAGCATAGTTAGTTCCATCATTTGTAAAAGTCCACTTATCTGTAGTTTCATTCCAAAGAATAGACACATCTGTTGATGTTCCTCTATTGATTTCTAAACCAGCATTTAATGTTGGGGCACCAGTTACGCCAGAGTTTAATGTAATAATATTATCTTCTACATCTAACTGTTCTGTGTTAACAGTTGTTACGTTGCCACTAACTGTCAAGTTACCAGTAACAACTAAGTTATTTGAAATAGTTACGTTGGCTGGAAGGCTTAATGTTACCGCACCAACGCCAGAATTAGAAACCGCAATTTCATTTGCAGTTCCTGTCAAACCAGTAACAAGGTTTGTACCCTTGTCGCTGATCTGTGAAGCTGTAATTGAAATTGTTGAGTTAGCAGCAGCAGTTAGGCGACCTTGTGCATCAACTGTAAAGGTTCCAACAGTACCCGCAGAACCATAGTTACCAGCAGTTACAGCTGTGTTAGCCAAGTCGAGGGTAACTGCACCAGAGGTGCCACCACCAGTAAGTCCAGTGCCAGCTGTAACCGATTCGATATCTCCAGCGTCATTTGTGAAACTAATTACACCAGTGCTTGAGTTGTAAGCAAGATCTCCAGAAACGCTTATCTGTGCTCTTGTGTTGGCGGCAAAGTCTGAAACTTGACTAGCCAAGATACTAATTGCATTTTGCGAAGCTGAAGTCAAACGACCTTGTGCATCAACGGTAATACTAGCTGCAGTGCTTGCATTTCCATAGGAACCAGCAGTAACAGCTGTATTGTCAAGATTAATCGTGACAGTATCAGTATTGGATGTTACAGATGTTAAACCCGTACCACCCAAAATGCTGAGAGTATCTGAACCAGAAGTGATTGTCTTGCTTGTTCCAGAATCGCCAGCAACTTCAAATGAAGTGGCTACGTTTGCGACTAAGTTTGTGGCAAAAGTTTGTGCATTGGATTGGGCAGATGAGGCTGCACCAAAAGCGTCGAAGGTATTAGCCGTTACTGCTATTGTTGGAGTAGAACCTTCACCAGTATTATTAGAAAGAGTGATTGCAGTTCCAGCTACTAAGCTAGAAACATAGTCACCAATAGTATCTGTTGAAAGATTTACTGCGTCATTAATCCAAACTGAACCGTTATAACGGAGGAAGTCTCCATTAGCGGCTGAAGAAAGGGTAACGTCACCCAAGTCATCAATTGAACCTATTGTAATGGTAGAGCCAGCAACAGCTGCATAAACGCCAACTCTAACCGAGCTTGAAGAAGGTGCAGTTGAGAAATCTAGAGTAACCGTTCCAGTTGTTGTGGCTTCCCAACGAACATCAATTACTTCGTATGGACTTGCTGCATTGCGCGCAACAACTACAACATCTCTTGTTCCCAAGGAGTGAGTAATCGTAAATGTAGAAGTTGTACCATCTCCAATGGTTGAAGTGTGAACCGTTCCAGCTAAACCAGTATCAGCATCTGGTGCAAACTTAGTTCCGTTAAATTTTAGAACTTGATTGGTTGTAGCTCCAGTTGTATCAATTTCAATTCCGTCAACAAATAGAGTTGAAACATTAGCTTGACTAGTCTGAATAGTAGATGGAAGACTTAGGGTATAAACTCCAGAAGTAGCATTGGCAGTTACTGAAACTTGATTTGCGGTGCCAACAACATTGGATATTAAATTAATTCCGTATTATTGCATTGGCTGTTTTGTTCTTGTAGAACAACTTACCATCAACAACGTTGATTGCTAATTCACCCTCAGCCAGTGAGATTGGAGCATTGGCTGCCTCGTCTGATCTCTTTAATAAGAGAGTATTATTTACCGCAAACTGGGATCCACTATAAGCCACAAAGCACCTCTTCCTTTTTTAAAAATCTACTATGATAAATAGTAATCATGACACTAAATAATCCAATGCATAAACTTATAAATCTATATTAACATATAATTACGTATTATGAAAATTAAATATTACCATTTACCTAAGGGGCAAACTGCTGCTTTTAGCTTTACTTTCAGTGGCATAACGCATCCGCATTCTTTGCATTGCTTTGTAGCTTTTATCAGCCTATCGCATTCAAGACAAGTACTATATCTGCTTGATGCTGCTTCTTCGGAGGTATGTTCTATGCTTGGATTAAACACATCCCAAGGACGTGTTGTACCTAATTTTTTCTTATATTCCTGCCATGCGTTCATATTTAGGCTGGAGGGTGAAATCCATCTTCATCATATGTCCAGCCTTGATTTACTGATCCCATTAATTCTTCTGGGATTTCTACTATTGTTGGATTAGATGTAAGTGCGGCGTACATTAATTCAATTTCTTTTGGGATAGACCAATTAAAGGTCACTTCGCCATCAACAACAACGGCAAAGATTGCTTTATCTTCTGGATTTTGTAGCATTTATTTCTCCTATTAAAGTCTTTGACTCTATATTATATCATAAAAAAATACTGTAACCTGTTTAATAACATCCGAAACATGCGCAACACATCTCGGAAACAACATCGTTATATGCCGGACAAGGACACGGCGAACATCCGCTTGGTTGACAAAGTGGAGCATTCCAATAATATCTTGTAACTATCTTTCTACATCCGCTTTCACAATATGAATTTACAGTTTCAGTACTACTCAAAGATCCAGTACAAGATGTACAAGATGGAGGAACAAAGAATCCCGGAGGACCAAAGAATCCCGGAGGACCAAAGAATCCTGGAGGACCAAAGAAGCTTGGAGGACCAAAGAATGTTGGTGGAGAAAAAGCTCCTACGGTATAGTTAATGGCGCTACCTAATAGTGCCACACTACTATCGGTTAACGCAGTGTGTACAACATCATTTAAAGTATTATCTTGTGTTGCCGTATTACTTACGGTGCCAACAACAAAACCAGCGGCAATGATTGCAGCGTTAGCAGTAGACTTTGTTGCCTTTTGCGCAATTAAGGGTTTGGTTGCTCTTCTTGAACCGGCCCGAACTGCCTATTGGAACTGTCATAATTAGGCCTTTAGATCACCCATTGCTACCCAGGTATTAGTGGCTAGTTTAACTAGTGTAGCACCAGAGTATTGTGTACGCAAATTAAGACCAGGAGTGCCATATACGTTAACTCCACCTCCAGCAATAAATGTTACTAAACCAGTATTAATTGTAACGAAATCTATTCTATCACCAACATTAAAATTAACTGTATTATCTGCAGGGACCGTAATATTAGCAGTAGAAGAGCTATTTACTACTATTAATTTAGCAAGATCTGAAATTACAAGAGTATTACTTGAGGTAACTGTTCTTAATGTTGAATTGAATCCTGCCCTAGCTGCACCAGATACTAAGTCGGTAGTAGCAATCGAGTTACTTAATGATAATTTAGAATAATCAATTGCAGCCGATGCGCTGATATCAACATTGGCAATAGTTCCATCCATAATCATCGAAGATGTAACCGTATTCGAAGGAAGGGTTATTGTGCCTGTAAATGTAGCATTTGCAAGAGGAGCTTTTAAGTCAAGTGCTGTTTGAACAGCATTTGATATTGGTTTTCCAAGATCTGTTGTATTATCAACGTTACCTAGACCAACCATTGTTTTTGTAATACCAGAAACATTTCCTGTGAACGTAGGATCAGCAAGTGTTGCAAAACCAGAAATTGAAGCGCCTGCTGGGATAGTTACCGTTCCCGTAAATGTTGGTGAAGCCACATTTGCTTTTAGATCAAGAGCGTTTTGTTGAGCAATAGAAACTGGTTTAGCGGTATCAGCCGTGTTGTCAACAGAACCAAGACCAACCATTGTTGCTGAAATACCCGCAACTGTTCCTGTAAACGTAGGATTAGCCAAAGGCGCATAAGTAGTTCCAGCTGTTGACGAATCAAGTTTGTTATTTATCTGTGTTTGAATTGCCGAAGTTACACCGTCTAAGTATCCAATTTCTGTGTCAGTAACATTAGCAACACGTGCTTGAATAACTGAAGTATCAACCGTTATAGTTGGCGTTGCACCTTCGCCTGTATTATTAATTAGCGTAATACCAGTTCCGGCTACAAGCGATGTAATATATCCACCAACTGTATCTGTACCAAGATTAATTGGGTCGTTTACCCAAAAGGTTCCATCATATCTTAAGATATCACCAGTGGTTAAGGTGTTAATTTGCACATCAGATGCGTCATCGAGTAGTAATGTTTTGTTGTACCACTTACTACCATTCCACACAATGTATTGCCCTGCAGTAATTCCAGCACCAGCAATAATAAAGTCATCTAAGCTGCCTAAGGATGGAGCATTTAACATAGCACTAGAGACGTTAGAAAATATTGTTACTGAAATTGAATCAATCGATGGTGCTGTAGAAAATGTAAATGTAACATTATTGAGATCTGTTGCTGCCCACCTTACCTCTACAACTTCATACGGTGCATTTGTAGTCCTGCATGTTACGTAAATATCTCGGGTGCCTAGTCCGTGAGTTTTAGTAAATGTACTGTTTGTGCCATCTCCCAAAGTGGTGTTATAAGCTAGACCAACAGGAAGCTCCCAATCAACTGTGCCATTAACCCACTGTGAAGTGTTGCTATCGTATTTAAGCACTTGATAAGCGCCAAGAGTGCTAGGGTTAACATTAACATCTGATAATCTATTTATATTAACAGCTTGATTAATCCAAGCAGAACCGTTATACATTAATAGGTTATCTGAAGTTGGAGTAGTAATAACTACTTCCGTAAAGTCATTCAATGTTCTATTGTTGACGTAAGTTACTGCATTTGAATAGGCAGTGTTTCCAACACCGTCAGCATATGTGCTTACGCTTGCTGCGGAGTTTGCTATATTAGAAACCATGTTTGTAGTATAAGAATCTGCTATTTTAATAACTGGTGTCATTCCTTCACCGGAATTATCAGTTATTGTTATACCAGTGCCCGAAACTAAGTTTGCTACATATTGACCTGTCGTATCGGCACCAAGCTCTACGGAGTTAGAAGCAATTGTTGTTGTTATTGTTACGTTAGCGCTTCCGTCTATAAATACGTTACCAGTTACGTCACCATCTAAAGTAATTTTTCTTTGATTGGTCCAAACTAATGCATTGCTTGCTGTACCGGTTACATTACCAGTGTGAACTCCATTGCTATTTCCAGTTAAATCACCAGTAACATTTCCAGTTAAATTTCCAGTAACATTTCCAGTTATGTTTCCAGTTACGTTACCTGTGACTGCACCCACTAAAGCAGCTGTTACCTGATTGAAGGCAACGTTTGCATTGGTGGCAACTGATTGAGGAATTGAGATAGTTGGAACTGAAGCTTCACCAGAATTGTTAGTAATCGTTATGCCAGTGCCCGCACTAAGGTGATCTACGTAATCACCTATTGTATCTGTAGATAAATTAATAGCATCATTAATCCAAACAGATCCATTGTATCTAAAGAAGTCACCATTGGCTGGAGTGGTTAAAGTAACATCTGTTAGATCATCTATTGTTGCATTAAGTGTTATTGTTGGAGTAGTAGTTTCTCCAGAGTTATTAGCTAAAGAAATTCCTGTTCCGGCAACTAGAGAAGCAACATAATCACCAGTTGTGTCAGTACCTAAAGCTACAGAATTAGCAACTATAGTTGCAGTAAGAGTTACGTTAGCAGAGCCATCTATCGAGACATTTCCAGATAGGTCGCCACCTAAAGTAATTAATCTAGCATTGGTCCATTTTGCTGCTGAGCCGGTATATGCATTTGCTGATAATACTTCTGTTCCATTAATCTTAAATGTTTTACCAGATGCAAGATCTATGTTTTCAGAAGAAGTCCAAGATGCGGTGCTATTGCTCCAGTTAAAAGTTTTATCTGTAGTTCCCTTTAATGTTATTCCACCACCATCTGCTGTCACGTTAGATGGTGATGATACGTTAGCAAGTTCAATATTTTTATCTTCAATAACAATTGATTCTGTGTTTACTGTGACGATAGTGCCATTAACGGTAAGATTTCCAGAAACTACTAAATTTCCAGAAACTTGAACACTATCTTCTGTTGTTATTTGAGTATTCGAAGTTTGAAGTAAATTCAAAGATGAACTAACTAATGAACCATTGCTATTTTTGAAGAAGAATACTCCAGAAATAGGATCAATGGCTATTTGATTGCCGGTAATACTTGGATTAGCCACTATAAAACCTTTCCTTTATTTAGAAAGTTCCACCGTCTATTGTGTCACTCCATGTTGGAACTCCAGCTATAACTTGTAGAACTTGTCCACTAGAACCTATTGACAATTTAGACAATGTGTTTGCTGCGCTAGCGTAAACCAAATCTCCAGTTGTATAAGTTGTAAATCCAGTACCACCCTTAGTGGCAGCAATTGCTGTACCACTCCATGTTCCAGCGGTGATTGTTCCAACTGTTACAATGTCATCATCACCAGAATAAGTTCCAGCAGCAACGTTTGCCAATATTGAACTATAAGCTTGTACGTTTGATCCAATTGCAAGACCTAATGCAGTTCTTGCGCCATCAGCAGTTGTTGAACCAGTACCACCATAGGCAATGCCGACAGCTGTTCCCTGCCAGGTACCTGTTGCAATTGTTCCTACTGCTGTTAAGCTTGAGGTGACTACGCTAGAACCAAGTGTTGTATTGCTTAATACAGATGTTCCATTAATTTCGTAAACTTTACCAGAAACTAAATTCATATTTTCTGACGAAGTCCACGCATCTGTTGCATCAACCCAGGTAAACGTCTTGTCTGTTGCGCCCAAAACTGTGATACCAGCACCGTCAGCAGTTATATCTGTTGGTGATGCGGAATTTGCAAGAACAATATTTTTATCTTCTACAACAAGCGTTGCTGTGTTAAGAGTTGTTGTATTGCCATTAACAATCAAATCTCCAGTAACAGTTAGATTATTACTAATCGTAACATTAGCCGGGAGACCTAATGTTACAGCTCCAACTCCAGAGTTTGAAACCGTGATCTCGTTATTAGTACCGGTCAAACCAGTTACCAGATTTGAGCCCTTGTCACTAATTTGTGAAGCGGTGATTGAAATTGCTGAGTTTCCAGCAGCCGTTAAACGACCCTTTGCATCAACCGTAAATGTAGCAACCGAGTTTGCAGCTCCATAAGAGCCAGCAGTTACTGCGGTGTTATCAAGGTTTGAGGAAGTTAAAGAAATTGCCGTATTTCCAGCTGCTGTTAAACGACCTTGAGCATCTACAGTAAACGTAGCAACCGTTCCTGCACCGCCATAGGAACCATCAGTTACGGTAGTGTTGTCAAGATTTAAAGTAATTGTGTCAGTTGCACTTGCAACAGAGGATAGTCCCGTGCCACCAGAAATGGTTAAAGTATCAGTACCTGAACTAATTGTTTGATTAGATCCAGAATCACCCGCAACTGTAAATGATGTGGCAACGTTTGAAATAGTATTATTAACATTGGATATCTGCTGGTCAACATAGAGCTTTGTTGATGCGTGAGTGTTTGCACTTGGTGTTGGAACAATTATTGTACCATTAAATGTTTTATTTCCAGTAATTGTTTGATCAGAACTTAATGATACAAATGCGCCTATTCCAGCAATTGCTGGTACTGTATTTGCTGTGCCTGTACCATCGTCTCCATAGCCATAATAAAGAATATTATCAACTTCGTTAAACGCTAGCTCAGCATTTTTGAGCGAACTAGGTGCGCCTGCAACGCCTCCACCAGCCCTTCTTTTGATTCTCAAAATATTAGCCATTTAGAAATTTCCTCCATTAATATTAAGCTCTGCGCTATTGTTTGATAATGATTCAACGGACTTATTTACCCATTGAGATCCATCGTAAATTAAAACATCTTTAGTCCCGACATTGCTTATAGTAACATCACCTAATCCATTTATACTACTAATGTTTGACTCTACTGCTATTATTCTATCTTTAACCGTAAGATAAGAACCAGCTGGGGCAAGCCCCAATACGGTTTGTACTGCCTCTACAGCATCGTTTAAGTTTGCATGCTGTTGATGATGCGGTACTGTGTTTGAATTGAGTTTGTCAGTTGCTGTTGGATTTATTAAAACATCTAATTGATTTGGATAATTTGTTGCCATATATTTTCCTATAAGCTAATAATTTTTGTTGAACTATTATTCCATTGCAGTGTCATCGACGAAGATTCCGCAGTGCCGGCAAAAGGTAGCCCTTCAGAATCATCTATAAAAGCTATTAACCTTGAATCGGAATCTGCTGTACCGAATTGATAAAAGACAATTGCATTAAATGCTGCTCCATCATGAACAATGGTTAGGTCATCTGCGTCTAAAACTCCTAAATCATTAGATACATTAGTTAAAGCTGCGCTTCTATATTTTTTTGCCAATGTTGGTATATCTGATAAGAATTCATTGGTGCTTTGATTTGGTGTATATAAAGAAGTATCTATAAATGCAACTTTAAGACTATTTGTTGATAGATTTATTTCACCACTTAACATGGATTCTTTTGCTTTTTTATATACAAAATTAGCCATCTTATATACCCACATCTTTAGAAACTGTTATTCTATACTTATAACCTTTTTCAAAATAATCTTTATTCTCAGTATAATATGATGGTGTTGCATCTATTAAGGATGGAAAGTCTATATATATCTCAGGCTTCCAAGAGTGCATTTGCGTAACTGTCTCAACGTTTTCCCAACGAGACGGTGACTTCTGGATTTTTTTTCTTTGAGCTTTAAAATACTTAGTGGATAAAAAGTTAGAAGCTGGACGGGCATTAAAAGTAATGGTGACTCTTCCATTGTTGTTATCATTTGGTAAATAAAAAGATCCGTTTTTTGGCTCAATAGAATCAATATAGAATTCTGGATTTTTAGCTATAATTTGATAGCTACTATAGGCTTCAGTTAAAATTGAGTTATCTTCTACTAAAATCTCTTCTATTGTCGGAACAACAGAAGTTGAAAAACCAGAAGGTGTAGCTGCATCTTGCTTTGTGAAGATTATATATTCTTCTGCTACGACTTCATTTGCAGCGTCTAATATACCTACTGCTCTTAAGTAGTACTCCTGACCGGAAACAAGGACTTTATCCCAATAAAGAGTGAGAGTTCTAGATATTGTATTATAATCAGCTAATGAGTTAATTGTTTTAAAAGGATTAGATACAAGAGTTGGTGTTGCAGCTGATGTTTGAACAATGAATTTATCATTTGTTATAGAACTAATTTTTACTGTTCTACCAAATTTAATTTTTACCTTATCGACACCCACTGAGGCATAATCTATTAGATTTAATGGCACGATATATCTCCTCAGGAAAAGACTTATACTTAACTAGTAACAGGGTTGGTGCAAAAAAATAAGGGGCAGCTTTCGCTGCCCCCTACTTTCTAAGATTGTATCGTAACTATAACAATCCTAAGGTTTTTATTATGCCATCTCGTTAGTAACTTGTACCTCGTAGTTACGAGCAAGTCTAACGTTCTTAGCCACTGTGATACCTTCACCGTCACCAAGCATTACGATGTCGTAACGCTCTTTCATCTTCATCGAACGAATGTCACGTGACGGATCATCGAACTGATCTGTGCTCATGTCATCCTTAACAAGAAGACTGCCGACCTCATTACGATCAATGAGGAACAAGTCTGACTTAGCTAATGTTGCACCGCTCTTAGCTGTGAAGCTAACAAATGGTGACACTAACACGTTCAAACCCATAGGGGCTGTTGCGTTGGCAACGCCATCCTTCGACTGTGGACGGTAGCCCCAGCTGGTATTAACAGCTGATGCAGCGCCGCCCATGTGGAAGATCGAGTCCTTGAGGAAGACCGACCACATCAGTGGGTGAAGAATGAAGTCTGTTGGTATATGATTTTCGGCCATTAGAACAGCTGCCATGTCGACAACATCGTCCCAGGTAATAGTACTGTTGTAAGCACCATCAATCCCACGACCTGTTGTATCGTCATAGCTGCCACTGTCGTTGTCGAATACAATTGTAGCTGCATCCTTAAAACGACTAAGAGCAATTTGCTCTTTCAAACGTGCCATTGCACGGCCTGCGGCGCGTACATGGAGGCCTACGATGTCCCAAAGAGAATCAGCAATAACTTCCTCTGTGAAAGCCAGCTTAACGCCCTTCTTCGACACCTTACCCTCGATTTGCTTAGCAAATGCGAGAGCTTGTTCTGGGTATTCTTGTCCTTCTGGGATCTCAGCAGCTTGAATTGCGTTTACCGCTGGAAATTCCAAAGAACGACCCTTACCAAGGCGTACTGTAGAAAGAAGCGGGGTTACCAAAAGCTGTGGTTCGGCTGCTTCGCGCAGAGTACGAGAAATTACCTTAGGAAACAAAGCGGCTGCGTCTGACGAACCGAATGCTTCCTTGATTGTAACTCTGTTATCTGTGTCGATGTAGCCATCTTCAGCAAATGCGGCTTCCCAAGCTGGGAGACCCGAGAGGAGTTCTTGGATTGTCTTACTCATCTAGGATATTTCCTCCTGTTTAATTATTTCTTTTTTTATTTTCTTTTTTTTTATTAGAGTGTTAAATTGACGCGGAAAGCACCAATAACATTCGTAACATCTAGGTTTGCACGGATACCGAGTTTACCGGAGAACGAGCCTGATCTTGTGAGCTCATAAACTGTCTTGAGCGCACCTGGATCCGATGGAAGCTGCATGTAGGAAAGCAATCCGTCATCAAAGTTTGTAGCAAACTTCTCAACTTCAATTACCTTACCAACTTGCAACCATGGGTATGTGCCAGCATCCGATCCAGAAAGCAATCTTGGACGGCCCATGAAGTCTGCCGCAACCAAGTCACCTGCTGCTAAATCAGCGTTGACGTTTGTTACCATTGGGTACTCAACATAACCTCTAACGATAAAGCCTGCACCTTGCGATGTGCCCTTATCAAACGGTCTGTAGAGATCGTACTGTGCACAGCCAACTGGCACTGTGCGTGCAGCTACTACCTGTGTGTCTCCTGCTGCACTAGCAACTGGTGTTGCTCCTGCAAGCGGGTTCCAACCTGAGATTGTGTCTCCCCATGTTATTGAAGATCCGCTACCGTTAGCTGGAACAAAACGTGAATCACCATTTGCATCTGTTACTACCGAAAGGATTGTTCCCTTTGGAATAACGATTTCAAAACGATCATCTTCTGAATCTGCGTACCAAGTTGGAAGGGCGACTGATGGCAAGATGTATGCGGATGGTGCAATACCTTCCGAAACAACGAAACGACCAGCACCCGTTTTGGTACCTACTTTACGAAATTTTGCTAATGACATTTTAATATCTCCTTATTTGTATATATTTGTTTTAAAGTTTGCGACGGCCCATGAGAGTATCAACAAACAGTTCTTCAACTGTATTCACTTTTTCTTCTGGTGCAGTTGACACTTCTTCGTCTTCAACAATGACATTGTTTTCTTTTTCAGAAACAATGCAACCATCTATTACGGATTCCACATTTAGCTTTTGAATATTCTTCTTAGCTACTGGGAGCTTAGCCAAATCCCTAAGGGAATCAGCCAAAGAACCTGCCGAACGAGTTGCATGATCTTGGATCAAGTTTTCTCTTTCTTCAATTGGTTCTACTCCTAATGAAATTTTAGTATCAACTACTCTTTCAGCTAAAGTGCGATGTAGCGCCTCTCTAAGCTTTGCATTTTCTTGTTGAAGCACTTGAAGTTTATCGTCATTGTCATTTTGCTCATCAGCATGAGTACTGCCTGTGAGCTCTGAGTTTGACTCTTCTTGTGTTTCGTTTTCTGGGGAGGACTCGGCGTTTTCAGAATTAACTACTTCTTCTTTGCCTTGTTCTTCTGTTTCCACTTTTTCTCCTTCAGATTCTTTTTGCTCACTAGGAGACTGCTCTGCATTTTCTGCAGCTGGCGCCTCAACTAATGATTCATCTTCTTTTGCTTTCTTTAGCTTTTCAATCTTCGAAGTAAGAACATCCACTATAGATTGTTCACCAGCTTCTTTTGCTTCCTGAAGAGCATCTGATAGCACAGATATAAGATCTACATTTTTTGATTCTACATTTACAGAAGCTTCTTCTTGTGAAGAAATTTCTTCTGATTCTTCTTTTGGTGCTGTACCGCATGGTACTGTAGCAATTGCTGACAGATCTTGGCTTAGATTTTCGACAGTAGCCAAAACATCATCACCTTTAACGATTTCGTCCATTTCAACATTCTCCTCGTCAATTATATTCTTTTCTGATAGTAACGCAGTATTATCAGCCTTTGCAGTTTCACTTTCTTGAAAGGCCAAAGCCGTAAGAAAAGCTCCTTTAACATGAAGATAAAGTGGTCTAGACTCTTTTTTCTTCATACCCTTTAAAATAGACTCATTTTCTTCCACAGTGGTTATATCTTCTTTATCCATATGTAAGATAAAGGCTGTGCTTTTTGCTGTCCAATTTTCTGAATCAGTCACAACAGTTGATCCATCAATAGCTTTAGAAGCTCTTACACTAGATCTCTGATCCGCTGGTTGGTTAACAAATGAGTATTCTTTAAAGGAAATGTCTTGCATATCGACGAAAGCAAGTTTACCCTTATAAACTTGACCACGCTTAAATTTAGCTGTCTTTGGTCTACCGTCTGCTGATTCAGCAGCTAGGTCTTCACCCGAAATTGAACAAACTGCTTTGCCGGCTCTTCCGCCAACTGATCCAGTCAAGTATCTCTTATCTGAGATCTTCTGAGCAGCCAATGGATCTGTGATTGCTACCTGCAATCTTACGTATGGTGCACCATCTTGTTCTTTGTCCATCTTAGCAGCAATGATTCTGCCAATTGGCTCAGAGTTTAAATCGTGATTTAAAATAATAGGCTTAGGGTATGGCTCGACCCATGATTGGAGAGCCTTTTCTAATTCTGCTGCTGAGTAATTATTATAGTTAGCGGTTAGTCCGCTCATGTATGGCAGCCACTTCTATAATAAGACCGTGGTTTTTGCTGAATGATTCGGAAAAATCATTTTCCAATCCCGATAGGTCAGGAAGTTGAAGTGTAAAACTTTCAACAAAATCAAATGCCATTTTAGCGCTCCGTTTATTTTAATGTAGTAGTAATAGTAATTAGCTTTTATAAGATTAAACAATCTTATATAAAGATATCATACTTTTATGCTGTTGCAAAAAAATTACCCCTAGAATCTCCATTTGAGAGAAAATCTTGCATCATTCGCTTATGCATTATGTGTGGAGCGTAGAGATAAGATGCCGAGTAGAGCTTATAGCCCATTTTTGCTGCGTTTCCAGACCAACCTAAATCTTCACCTTGTGTATGGAGCGAATAGTTAACATTCTTGTATACATCTCTTGACATCATTTTT